GGTGTAGGCTGCTGTCCAGGTGCGGCTACAACGCCAGAGGGTGCTTGTGCTGGAGGCGTTGGTGCAAATGCCTCTTCCAGCAAATCTTCAATTTGCTTTCCTTGCTGGCGTCCCTTAATTACGGTTGCCAGACCAGAAAGAATGTTTGAAGGGTCTTGACCCTGCATAACCATTTGTGGTAATGCCTGTGACAGTGCGCCCATAACGCCAATAGCGGCATCGCGCATTTCTTCAACTTGAATCTGTTGGGTTTCCTCGGTGATGTTAATTTCCCAAGGAAGGTTGCGTTGCAAAAAGTCTCTTGAAACGAGTTTATCTCCACGGGCTTGAAGGCCAAAGACAAGAGCCCTGTTTGGGTCAAGTCCAGCCATAAGACCGTAGGTTGCGTCACAGTGGTAGTTACCATTGATATCGCGTGATGGGATGTAAGTCAGTTCATATGGAGAACCAGAGTTGATTCCGCTTACAAACTTGCTCTCATTTGGCCAATATACTTCATCCATCTTAAAGCAAAGATACATGATTTGACGGAAAGCGTCAGCAAGAACTGCTTGGGCTGTCTTGATTTGGGTATCAAAGCCACCCATAAGGGATTGGACACCCTTACCAGTTACAATTGAACCAGACTGCTCACCAAGGCGACCTTGTGGGTAACGAGAACCAACCATGAGTTCATGGTCAAGTTCAGCAGACTCTTGGAGAAGTCCTGGTGGAACATTCAAATCAATACGGCGAATCTTCTCTGGTGTAGCAGAGCGTACCACCGCATCGGGGCCGATTTCGATGCTGGTGACATCATTCGGCATAGCAATAGGAGCCTCAACCGATTTGGTTGCGGCCTCAAGAGTTAAGGCTGCGAAGCGACCCTTGGCCACCTGTACCCACATGATGTCATCGAACTGACCATGTTGGGTTTCTTCGTCTACTCCTGGGCGTACAGCAAGAACGACGGGAATTTCCCCAAGCAGGTTGGTAACCTTAGCAAGAACCAAGTTCTTCTGGGTTGGGAGGAATAGCACCGTCTGGTCTTTGTCAATGTAGCGGTACATTTCGATTTGACGTTGGCTGTTGCGTTGCTCGTACTGGTTGAGTATCTGTCCTTCATACTCTGGAAAGTCATTAAGCAAATCTTGTACAGTCTTGAAATAACGCTTGGTGTATGAGATTAGGCGGTTAAAACGGTCAAACTCAGGGTACCCACCGATTGGCGACTCAAGGCGAATCATTGGACGTTTGCCAACTTCGTCGGCCTCAATGATGAATGGCAACATACCAAAGGTGATGTAGTTATCGGCGCCAGAGTACATCTTGGTTTGGAGGTTGCAGGCATCACGATAACCAGCCGCAATTTGGGTGCGGCGGTCTGCCTCTTTCCGCTTGGTATCGGAATTTGGCTTGTTGGTCATGCAACTAAAAGTTGGAAGCGGGGCGATTACCTCGGCAATGTCGCGGGCGGCAACATCAATAAAGTTGGCCACCATTGGCTTTGGATAGTCGTCGGAGAAAAGGGATGGGAATACCTCTGAGATATTTCCCTTGCGAATGGAGAGCAAATCATCCCAGCGGGCATCACGTTGGTGAGAGCGTTCGCGTATGCGCTTTACGCGCTTGGCAATCTCTTCAATCGTTGCGGCCACTATAAGTATCCTCCATTTGCATCGGCTCGTTCTTGCATACTTTGCAATTCCTCAAGGTTAATAACCCTGCGTTTTGCTAGTGAGCCGCGAGTTGCGAATTTGTTTGTATTGCGGGTTTGGGTGTAGGCACCTGACTGGTTAATGACTTGGCGCATTTGAGTCTCAGCAAACCAGAGGGCCATCGGCCCATCCTGCTTGTTCTTAGTTCCAGGCGACCAGGTTACCAATTGCTCCACAAGACCCTTGGTTGATTCGTCGGTGGCGCGGGGCAACTCTATAAGGTTGTTACCATTGTGCTTACCGCTAACCTCTGCCGTCCCAAAGAGACCAGCCATTGAGGCTACACCATACTCAGCATCCATCTTGTTGCGACCTGTGTAATGGTCAACCATGCGGATACCGCGGGTGGCAAAGAAGTTAAGGATTTCCTCGTCACCAGTTAAGAACAACTGAAAGGCGTTCTTTTCAATTGCCCAAACCTTGGGGTTGTACTTCTCGGTCCATTGCTTGATTCTGGAACGAATCTTGGCTGGACTAGGTTCTGTCATCATGTCACACTCAAGGACGTAGCGCTTTTTAGTTTTAATGTCTCCAGCATAGACGATTGAAAAAGTATTACCAGTCATTGCTGGGTCCATAGAGCAAACTATGTAAAGGTCTTCCATTCGAACACTTGGGTGTCCTGGGGCGCTAGGAATAATTGGCCCTGGGGCACGCATACCAGAGATAGAACCTTTTACAGCGTCCCGTGGAAATGTAGCGTCAGATGAGACATCCTGTTGTTGATACACCATTGCCCATGTCCTTGGGTCAAGGACTCCGCGACGCTTTTTGATATGGGCAAAGTCCCATCGGGGATATAAGCCGTCGGCGTCTGGTTCTGTCTTGTCTCCGAGCCATGGTCGGTCTGACTTAGGCCAGAGGGTAATACATTTGGCTGGGTCATCAGATGCTTCCAGGATGGCTGGCATAGCCAGATAGGTCCATGGGGACTTACCTTCTGGGTAGCGATTGTCTTCTCTTAAAACTTTGTAAAGGTCAATTGGGTCAACCCGCGTGCCTACGATAAACAACTTAGAGAATGGACCAAGACGGGTTACGCAGTCCTGCTGAATCCAACGCATCTGCTTTTCGTACTCACCAGCATTGGAGAGGGTTACGCAGTCGTCTAGAATGATGAGGTCAGAACGCGCGCCATAAATTTGACCACCAATACCCAAAGCCTGAATCGTAGGGTCTTTTTCGGCTGAGTTGCGGGCGAGGTAGATTTCAGTATTAGTCCACTTTTCAGAACTAGCCTTGAAGCCTTCTGGCGGCGCGAAGTGGCGCTGGAGTTCAGACCAGACGGGGTTGGTGAGCCGTTGCTTGATTGCATAGAGATACTCCGCAGCCATGGTCTGGGTTTTGGAAACAATTTTGATACGAACATTTGGGTCAAGGCAGATGCGGTAGGTCACATAGTCAATAGAGACCGTCATAGACTTGGCATGGTCTGGCGGGATGTTGATAAGGCAGTACTGTGGTTCACCTTCCTCATAAATCATGGATGGGTGTAGCCAGCGGGGTGGACGGGATTCCAAGAGGTCCGCCAAGTTCAGTTGGTGTGGGAATGTCTCTGATTGGAGGAACCGCTTGCGGAAGTCTTGGAAAGATATGTTTGCCAGGTCTGGTGGAAGGGTATTCCCGTCGCGCTGTTGCCTGGCTCGGATAAGTTCGATGGCTGTCTTAAACTTTTCGTCGGTGGAACGGTAGTACTCGTAGGTCTTTACCGACTTGCCAGCGGTCTTACAGGCCGCCTCTACAGTGTGTCCTTTTTCGATTAGTTCAATAATCATCTGTTTGGCGGAATCCGCGGAGCGGGTGCCAACGGTTGTCTTGGCTGTCATCGAGGTACCTTTTGGTTGAAGAGGAGTCGAGGACTCCTCGACGGAATACTTGGTTGTGCCAAGTTTTCCTTGGGGTTGTGATGGCCGTTTGGTTTCACTGTTTGGGGGTAATCTTAGGGTTGGCAGAGTTCTGCCCTATTTACTAAAAAGTATTACATTTGGTCTTCGCTACTAAGGTGCGAAGCCCTAAGCGGAGCACCTTCGGTACTCCTTAAAAAAATATCTATACATATAAGATAACCTGTACAAATCGCTAAAACCAACATTTTTTAAGTGAATTCTTTTTTAGATGTCCTATTTTGTCCTATTTTGTATATATAAATATCCCCCCAATTTAGGAAATATTTTTTGGGTGACTATACATACTACTACAACTATGTAGTTAAAACTCTGGGGTCAAAACTATACTTTCCGCCGACTAGATACTTTATTTAGACAGCCAATCTATAGACTTTCAATCTAATTTCTGGCAATCGGATGCTTGTTTGGTTACTGTCCAGTAACACTACTCACTAGTAACATTACTAATAAGTAACATACAGCCAATCTAAACTAGACACTCAATCTATTACTCACGAGTAACATACAGACCCCCGAAATAGACAGGCAATCTAATCGCCACCTATTAAGTGTGAGAGTTCTCAGCAAACTCTCAGCAACCTCTAATCTTTACAGTGTTCAGATAATCTTCACAGTGTTCAGATGCCACCCGAACTCCTAGCCAATTCTCAGACTACTCTCAGGCTCCGTTCACCTAAAGTTCATCTTACAAGCGTACTTTCGGGCTTGACACAGGAACCCCACGCCCCCATACTTGAGTCAGTGGGGCAGACAGCCCCCGAACTACTACCTGTCGGGCACGCCCGACAAGAACAGGAAACCGCAATGAGCAAGTCACCTAAAGCAGTACCAGCAACACCAGCAACCGAAACAGACGAGAGCAACGCACACCTAGTCGCAGTTCTCTCAACACTCACCGAAACAACTACCAAAGGGAAATTCGAGGTACTACAAGTCACCGTCGGCGAGAACCTAACAGTGCGCGCATTGCGTGATTCTTTCAAGAAGGCTAAGAACCCCGCTTTCAAGCCAGACCATGCCGAGTACGTAATCCATCTAGCCACCATCTACGGTGTCCGCAAGGATTGGGAGTCATAC